AAGAATTTGAAAAGGGTGAAGGAATGTTTGTAAATGCAAGAGGGAACTTGATTGAAATCATTTCTGGCATGTTTCAAGGAATTTTGCACACAACTAGTTCCTTATATCACACCATGATACAGGAGGTGATGAAACAAGTTTTAATAAATGCTTGCAAAGGAAGGCTGAGAATGGACAAGGTGCTGATAACAATCTGTCAAGGAAGTGATGACTCAGGTTGCATGATATCTGTACCTGGAAAGCCGACCCTTAAAACTATGCAGATGTTGAAAAGGTTGTTGTTATGGAAAGAGCGAGTTTCTCCTTATTTGTCCGTTTTTTGTAATGAAGCCAAAAGCTCAATAGGAACTCATGACTTAATTGAATACAATTCAGAGTGGCATGTTAGACATATGGTGATAAAACCAACTTTCAGATGGGTTAGTGCTAGCCAAGAGCTGTCAGTGACTGAACGGTTTATAGATAGGTTTAGAATCTATAATAATATGATCACTGATTGTTTAACAGGAGGAGCTTCTACATTGGAATGTGCTGTTATACAGTTATTCCAGGCCACTATGCATTATTCAATGATGGGCATGCTAAGCAAAAGGAATCTTCAAGCTAAACAAAGATATCTTGAGTTATGTACTGAGAATCCTGATCCTCTTTATGGTTTTTTCCCTTTCGACGAAGACATCTCCTGTGGAGTGACTGGTGTGGAGTTCCAGCTGTATAGGCTCTACAATAACTCTTCCTTTGGTTCTAACATCAAAGTTTTGGGAGATACTGAAGCATCAATGGACTATTCACCAGAGGATCTCCCTTCATGGATGAAAACTAAAGATATGTCAACCATTAGATTAAAATTCTCAAAGATGTCAGTCTTTTATAGAGTTCTAGAAAGGATGAATCTGGAGCCTTTGGAGGAAGCTGTTAGAGCTGTAGAAGAAGATCCCATGATCTTATTTAGTAGATCAAATAGCTGGACAGATGAACAACACAATCTAGTGCTGAAAGTATTTAGTAGAGGAGTGAAAGAAAGCATATCAAATAAATCTTCTTTGCTAAGAATGTCAGCTTCATCTGCTTACATTCTAACAAACAAGTGTTTCTCAGTTAATGATGATAAGTCCAAATCTATAGAGAAGGTTAAGGATAGGGATGGCAAGGAATATAATAGAGTTGTAGTAGAGAAACACACATTATTAAGTCTAATGGACAAATACAGAAGATCTATTAATTTATCTAACAAAACAGATGACAACAAAAAATCTCTATTTCCTTTCCATGAAGAGTTTGATAGATTATCTTCAGATATTGACAATTTGAAAAAGAATGGCCTTATATTAGATCAATATATAAAGAGGACATCAAAAGTAAAGCTTGTAGTCATCCCTAAACCTATAGGGGAAATAGATGTTATTGACATGTGTAAAAGAAGGTGGTTTGACCGAGGGATTCATTCACTTTCACAAGGTCAGTTTAGAAGAAAGTGGGATGAGTTAACAGAGAAATTTCCGTTTTTGGACAAAAGAAGAGGCATCCTGGGGCTAAAAGAAACTGCTAAAAACTTGAAACTCAATGTGGTACAAACAAAGATGTTTTTAGAGAGTATGAGCACAAGAAGTAGGTCTATAGTGTTGTATGACAGCTCATCTAAAGCAGGCAATATTACATATGCTTTGAGTAGAATATATTGGCCAAACAAGAAAATTGTGATTCCTACTAGTTCTGTGGAAGATAAGATAGGAGAATTAAGATGCAAATTATTCTCAGCTATGACTTTCTGGTATGAGAAAAGATACAATGATGAAATTTGTAAAAAATTAATTAAGGACGAGCTGTCATTGTCTAAACCGTTTTCGCAAATTCCTGCTCATGGTAAGAAACTAAAGATAGTGAGGGATGTTTTATATGGTGCTGACAATTTTGATCTAATCCACAAAATAGAAGCTAGTAAGAAAGGTTTATTAGGTTCTTTTGTTCAACAACAAAGAGGAAGAGGTTCTGCCAGGAAAGGTCATGGTATTTGGCAAGGATCCATATGTGGTATAGGCACAAGAATTTACATGGAAGACAATGTCTGCACTAAGATTGTTGTCAACACTCTGTACGATACAATTACTCTTGGCTGGCATCTTAACCAATTTATGACAGAGTCATCACTAAAGATGCCTTATCCGGAGCACATTTCTAAGATCAAATCTACAAATTGTTGGCTGTCTCATGATGGTAGGATATTAATTCATAGGGATCCAAGAGGAGTTCCAATTTACCAAGACTCTTCCATGAGAGTTGTGGGTACTGAAGACACTGCTAACATGCAGTGGCAGATAGACATCAACTTAAATAATGTAAGGATAAGAGCAAGAGATCCAGTCACTAGTAATATGTTCACAATTCTTTCTGATACCATAACAAATAGGGACTGGTATCCTGGTTTATCTTTGGATGTAGATGATCCAGTGTTCAACAAGTGGGCGAGAGGGGAATCTATGCACATGCCTGTTTTTGAGAAAGTTGTTCAGACTACTTTTCCAGGATCTCGGTTTGAGTTTTCTAAAATTAAGGAAAAGTTTGATAATTCAAAGTTCATCAATTATTTGAATTGGGATTTTAAGAAGATGCAAAAGGTGCTTAGGGATGTTATAGTGAATCGAGGCTATCAGCCAGATAATGAGATCAAATTAATGAAGACTGAAGAAGAATTAGTAAGGAATGATGTCCTAATGAGGTTTAGTGACATGATTAATACAATAGCTGATGATTTTGAAATAGGGCTGGATGAGGAAATTGAAGGATGGGCAGAGGAAGCAGAAATGGAAGAAGATAAAGAAGCATTATTATGGGGAGTTGATATGGATGAAACTGAAGAAGAAGATCTGCTTAAAAATCTCAATTTATTTGTAGATTCTAGCTCAGACAAGTACTATGAATTAGTGGATAGAGAAAATTTAGGTAAGAATTTTGTCATGCCATCTGCTACAAGATTTCTGTCTCCTCTAGAACATATCAACATGGTCATAAATCAAGAACCACTTAGGCAATCTATACTTAATGAAAGAAAGTCTTCTGGAGTCCTAGGAAGTATTTATACAATTTGTACAGGAAAATACTCAGTAGGTAAGGATGATGAGTTAGCTAGTGAAATTATAGAAATAGAAGATGAAATAGGTAGCATTAGTAGTTCAATTTCTAGACCTGGAGCTCTATTATCATTAAGTTTAGATGAGATACGTATCCACATTGCAAACATTCAGCATCAGTTAGAAGATAGTCCATCAAATGTTTCTAGACGACTAAGGAGGTTGCTAGGAATCTATCAGGATAGAGAAGAGGAAATTTTGAGTAGAATTGAACCTAGCACTCATGACTTGATCATGTTAAATTCCACAAATATACTTGCTCAATTAATAGATTGGTTTTCTTCAGGAAATTTGCTACCCGTAAATATTTCTAACTTGGAACCAGAGCTAAAGAAGAATTTATTTACAACAATGATCAGGACTCAGGTTTCTAACTGTCAGCAGCTAAATGATACTGAAAAAGAAGAAGTGTCTCTTCATCTTTCTTCTAATTCTATTAGTAGAGGATCCTTACAGTCAATAAGTATAGCCTACAAATTCAACATTTACCTTAATGGTGATACTCTCAATATTTATAGCAATGATTCGTTATCTCTGTTTCTCACAATTTGATCACCCTACTCTGTTTGTATTTTCAAATATTTTGTTAATTGTGATTTTGCCAAGGG